CGTGTAGGGTATCCAGTTGGCGGGCTGGCCGCAGTGCTCGGGTGCGCCGCGCGTGGCGCCAATCTCGATCGGGACGTTGATGTCGACGAGCACCTGCCCGCAGACCTGACACCAGAAGTCGTGGAGCGCCATCACATCTCCTCTACGTCTACGCGCTGACAGGCCAGGCACTGGATCAGGCTCGGGCCGATCACCGACGGCAGGGGCACCCAAGCGTGAAACCCGAGCCAACACCGCAGCCATTGCCAGCGTCGCATCAGTACCCCTTGTCGCGACGAACGATCCGCTTGCAGCGGGTGCAGCGGTAGTGAACCTGCCACCGCTTGTGGCCGGTGCGACGCCACTCGATCAGCAGCTTGCGACGGCAGGTCGGGCAGGGCATCCGGTCACCTCCGAACAAGAACGCCGATCCACAGCACCACCAGCGCGACGAAGACAACGAGCAGCAGCAGCTCGATGCCCCTCACCCCCGTCACCAGGGCGTCGGCGGGTCGTGGCGCGAGAACAGCACGTAGAGAATCGCGATGCAGGCGATCGTCACGCGCAGCAGTTGCGTGACCTGGCCGGTGAGCGGCAGGCCGACCACCTCCAGGAACAGCGGGAAGACCAGCCAGAACACCACGACGCAGACGACCGCGTAGAGGACGCGCCAGAGGAACGACTTCATGCCCATCGGTGTCAACCTCTCTTGCGCGGCACGAAGTTCGGTCCCCCACACCGCGAACACTCGATCGTCCGCAGGATGGCGTAGACCGCCTCGTAGGCGCGGTTGTAGTGGTGGCTCTCCTGCGGAGGCGGATCGCGGCGGATGTGCGCGTCGATCGCCGCCATGATTCTCTCCGTCAACTGCCCCTCCGGGTTCTGCGGCGTCTCCACCGAGCTAGCCTGCCGCCTTATAGAACAGCTCGTCTTCGATCCGGCTGACGACCGCCTTCATCTCCGCTTCCACCGTCCGCCCGCGCTTCTGCGCGCGATGCGCCAGCTCGCCGAGCTGCCCGGGCGTGAACGCGATCCGCACCTCGCCGACCTTGATTGACGCCAGGCGCTCGACCGCGCGCACGAACTCGGCGACGGACCGCGTCGTGCCGATGCCGAGGGTCTCCTCGAGCTCGCGGCAGGCGGCCGGCGGCAGCTGCAGGCCAGGCGCCTTGGCGGTGATCGCGTCGACGACGGCGCCGCGCAGCTGCTCGTGCAGGCGTTCGATCTGCTGGAGGAGCGCGTGCGCGTTCGGCGGCGTCGGCTCAGGCCCGCGTGCGATCGTCGAAGAAGAGCCCGATGCCGTCGGGGCTGTCGGTGAGGGAGTAGACGTCGTCGCTGACCGTGTCGCCATGGTCGATCTCCGTGTCGTCGGCTTCCTCGGCGGTCGCCGGCGAATTGCGATAGTCGAGCACCGCGCGCTCGGCTTGGTCCTGGTTGTAGGAGTCGAGCGCAGCTTTGCGGCGGCGCCGCTCAGCCACTGGTTCGACCTCACCCCCACTCATCCGCCACGCGACGTAGAACCCGATCGCGCTCGCCATCACCGCATCGTCGTGCTGCCCGCGGGCGGCTTCGGCTTCGCCAATGGTCGACTGCGTGACGAAGTGGCGCAACTCCCCCCTGGTGATCGGCGAATTGAGGATGAAGTCGGGCAGGTTGCTGAGCGGGTCGAAGGTGGTGATCGCCCCGTAGTAGCTGGCGAGGAGCAGCGGGCGCGTGCGCGGCGAGGTCATCCAGCCGATGCGGGTCGAGTAGCGGCGCTCGGGCGAGGCGGCGTCGGCATACTCCCAGGTGTAGAAGTAGCCGTAGCCGAGGTGCAGCTGCAGGGTGTCCTGGGTGGCGAGCCCGTGGGCGTTGGTCTCGATCGCCGCCATCGCCTCGACGCCGTCGCTGTCGAGATAGTACCGCCCGATCGCATCGCAGATGAACGCCAGCCCCTTCGGGTCGAGCTTGTTGCTGCAGTACTGGGCGACCTGCTCGGCCGGCTCTTCGATCGTCGGCTGGCGGATCACGTCGATGATCGAGTAGTCGCGCCCGAGACCGTCGGAGACGTCGACCGACATGATGTAGCGCCGGTTGCCGCGCAGGCGCGGGTACTCCCAGATGCTGAGCACCGACTGGCGCAGGTTCGGCAGTTGCGCGAGCTGCTCCTTGTCGAGGCGCCGGAAGCCATAGCCGGGCGGCACTGGGTTGGTCTCGTGCGCGAGCGCGCGGCCGATCGGGCTGACGTGCGGGGCGAGCGGCGGGATCGGGCGCTTCGGCTGCAGGTCGGCGGAGTCGCTGGGCGCCAGGGCCTCGCGGCGCAGGCGCGCGATGTCGAGCGCCGGCTCGACGACCCAGACGTCCTTCAGCGCGCGGAGGCTGCCGGCGCGGTCGATCTGCTCGAGCTGCTCGAGGGTGAAGACCGAGCGGCCGGCGTACTGGAAGCACTCGTGGTCGTCAGCCGGGTATTCCTTCAGGAACTTGTAGAGCTGCCCCTTCTTCTCGTAGAACCGGCGGGTCGTTTCGTACCAATAGAGCTGGTTGCGCTGGAGGGTCACCGTGCGGCCGCCGTACCATTTCGGCGAGTCGCGCTCGCACTTCGCGGCGTGGGCGAGGGTGGAGGTGGAGGGAGCCCAGTCGACCGGGGCGGGGAGCGAGTACTTCGAGGGCTCCGCGCTCCACGGGATGAAGATGTTCCTGAATCTCCCCTCGCCCTCGCCCGACGCCAGCCAGTGCTGGTGCCACCAGTCGCCGGCGTACTCCGCGGTCGCCTCGTAGAGGACGAGCGTGTCGGAGGCGGAGGGGATCGCGGGGAGGAGGGCGGTGTCGAGCTGCTCGGGGTTCTCCCAGGTCGGGAGCTCGGAGATGTGCACGACCGAGTAGGTCTGGCCGCGGCCGATCGAGCCCTTGTTGCCTTCGACGCCGCTGACTGACTGCAGCGCGCCGCGGGTCGACTTGCCCCAGGCGGTCTTCAGGTAGCACTGGTTAGCGAGGGAGAGCTCGCGGTTCTTGTTGAAGTAGACCTTCGCCGGCCGCAGGAACCACGGCAGCTGGTCGTAGATGCGCACGACCATGCGGAACAGGTAGGCCGCCTGCTCCTCGACGTCGGCACCCGAGAGCGCGCGGATATGGTTGCGGGTGACGATCCGGTGCGCGACCAGCGCTTCGCAGAAGGTGGACGCCCCGAGCTGCCGGGCCTTGAGGATGTTCAGCAGCAGCCCGTCGGGCGAGCCGGAGGTGACGTTCGCCAGCTCCATGCGCGCGAGCTGGTCGAGGATCATCTGCTGCGACTCCCAGAGCGGCGTGAGCCGCCGCAGCCCGTGCCCTTCCTCGTCGACCCAGCAGAAGCGCTCAGCGAAGTAGGGGAAGTCGTAGATCACCCGCAGCTTGGTCGAGCCGACGAACGCCTGCTCGTCTTGGGTCAACGGGCGGGTCAGGCGCTTGGCGTCTTCGTCCCAGGCCTGCATGCAGCTGGCGGTGAGGGCGGCGGAGTCGTCGGTCGAGTAGCGGGGGAGACCGTGTGGGAAGACCGAGGCGAAGCGGGTGACGACTTCCGCTTCGTCCTCGGCGATCAGGTCGGGGTGATACATGGGGCTGGCTTCAGGTGAGGCGATGCACGGCGCACACAGCTTGCGCGCAGCCACGACACGCTTGCTGACGCCGGTCACGCAGTCGAAAGCGTCGCCCGCGCTGCGCGTCCCAGCGTCGCTCGTGCCCGGGGCGGCGCCGGTCAGCGGCGGCGCAGCGGCGATCGGGACCGTCGTAGGGTTCGGGCGGGGCAGGGCGACGCTCCCAGTAGCGCGCGTAGTCGGCGTCGGAGACGAGGCAGCTGCTGGGCATGGCGGGCCTGCCGCCTCAGCGCAGCGTCTGGTAGCCGGGGGGCATCTGTGGCCCGCCGCCCTGCATCGGACCACGCCCAGGCCAGTTGACGCCGCCGCCGTTGCCCATCGCCGCGCCGGGGGTGAGCTGCGGCTGGATCATCGGGCCGAAGCGCGGCTGGCGCTGTGACGGCGACTCGCCGTTCGGGCCTTGCACCTGCGGTTGCATGATGCCGCCCTCGCCGCCGCCCCCGGCGATCACCTCGCCCTCTGGATTGCCCTGCGGCACACCCCGCTGTAGGTCTGGGTGCTGCTGGTACCACGCATCCATCGTCGGCTTGCTCGCGATCCCGCCGCCCATGCCGCCGGGCGGCATCATCCCCGGCATCTGCTTCTTGAACTTGTCGAGCGCGCCCGCCATCCCGGGCTTGCCCTGCGGCTGGAACCCGGGCACGCCCTTCTGCGCGTTGCCGAACAGGCCGCCGAACATCCCCTTGCCGCTGCCCTGCGGCATCTGCCCCGCCATGCCCTGCGCCATCTGACCGGCCTGCAGCGCCGGGCCTGCGCCCACCTGCGGACCCATCATCCCGGGCTGGCCGCCGGCGCCTGGCTTGCCCTGGCCCATCCCGCCCGCCGCACCCATCGCCTGGCCCCT